AAATGTGCTGCACCTGACAGACAGCAATGCCGATGGCTTCCCGGATGGATGGTCGCAGGCAGGCATGACCGCTCCGACCTACACGCTGACGGATTACGCCTATCCGTTTATCGGCAAAAAGTGCAATGCGGCAGTCAGCCAAAGCGCCCTAGGTGCTGTTTATAAAAATGTCTTCACTGGATTTGCTGCTGGGGATAAATTAAAGCTGCTCGGCGTGCTTGGCATGTCGTCTGCGTCAAACATGGTTGGATATTGCACGCTAACTTGCAAAAACTCAGGCGGTACGGTGCTGCTCAAAAATACCGTGTGGTCATCTGCTCAAGACATTGCAGACACGGCGTTCGAGCATGATCTGATCGTTCCTGATGCAACGACGCTGATTGAGCTTTACATCAATGTATATACAGCCACGACCGGCGCTTTTAGCGGCACGCTGTCATTCGGTGGCTTTGAGCTTTTGAACGTCACGACATTGTTGTCGACTTAAAAATATAAGCATCTCTGCACATATCATTACTAAGGAAGGATGAATAAATAATGCCGGAAAAAGACCCAACTACGTGGCACTTAACCACTTGGTTTCTCGCCCTAGCTATGGGCATGGGAGGTGGCTTGGTGAATTGGTATGCCAAGGTGAAACAAGGTCACACTCGACCCTTCAACATACTCGAACTGATTGGTGAGATGGTCACATCAGGTTTCGTCGGTATTGGTGTTTTCATGGCGCTGGATGGCTTTGGACAAGCACCAAGTCTGTGTGCTGCCGGGGCCGGTGTTGGTGGTCACATGGCCGCACGACTGCTCTTCGTTATCGAACGCACGCTCGAGCAGCGACTGAAAAAAATTGTTGAATAGTTTCTGCTATACTACCCCCTCATCTTTTCACAACAGGAGCAACACATGAACAAGAATCAAGTTCATTCCCCCGAAGTCGATACCGTCCAACCGGAAGACATCTCCGGTGAAGCCGGCACCGTCTATGTGCCACCGACTCCCGAGATCGACATCATCCCCGGCACCACGAAGGGTGTCAAAGGCAAGGGCGGTCTGAGTACCCACGCCCAAGAGCTGTTGTTCAACGAAGAGTTCGTTGAGGTGATGGTGCATGAAAGCACTGATGACAATGCTGAGAACCCCATCTTCACCAGCTGCAACGGGGTTGCCCAATACTTCTACCGCGGTCGTCCGCAAGTGGTACGTCGCAAGTTCGTGGCAATCCTTGCTTCATGCAAGGAACACAATGTCACCACCCCGGAATACACCGCCGGTGACGGTTCCCGTGCCATGAGCATTCGCCGTACCTCGAGCCTGAAGTATCCCTTCTCCGTGATCAGCGACAAGAATCCGCGCGGTGCTGCGTGGTTGCGTGGTCTGCTTCAATCGCAAACGTAATAAAGCCGGGGTGAAGTTCTCTCCTGTTCATAGCCCCGCTTTCCCGGCACCCTTGTGGTGCCGGTTTTCATTGTGGTAGTATCGCGCGTAACTTCAGTGAGGTAAGCCGTGAAACAGAACTTTCTTCAACTATGTGGTGCCGTCTATCTGGAGGGCGGTATTTCCGGGGAAATCACCTCAACCCAGAACCAGAACGGTGAAGCCAAGCGTGTGGTCAATTGGGTGCGCAACGCCTACCTCGAAATTCTGAATGATCAAGGGTTGGTTTGGAAACCCATCCACAAGACCGTTGTTGTACAGCTCACCAGAGGCCAAGGCACCTATACCTTCGCTGACCTGAACCTGCCGCAAGGTGTCCAGTGGGATACTCACAACATGCGGGTGGCGATCAACGCCGACCTCTCCGACGAGACCTTTGTGATTCACATGGACTTCAGGCAGTTCCGGGATTACTGGCTGTTCTCAACTCGCCGTGCCGTCATCTCCCGCCCCCTGAATGTGTCTGTCGATAACGACACCAACCTGCGTATCGCCCCACTACCTGACGGCGATTACTGGTTGAACATGCAGTACCAAACCATGCCGCAGACTTTTCAGGACGACACCGACATCTCGGTGCTACCGGAGCGGTACGACAATGCGATCATGTGGCGCGCGCTGCGCCACTACGGCTTGTTCGAGGCGGCACCGGAAGTGGTGGCCCGCGCTGACATGGCCTACAAGGAAACCATGCAGCAGTTGTGGTTGGATCAGGCACCGGAAGTCCTCGTGGGAGACCCGTTGTGCTAAGACTCCCCCAGATGGCGCAGACGCAGTATGACGTGATCCCGCTGTCAGGTGGTTTCGATCAGGTGACATCTGCCTATCAGCTTTCCCCGGGCGCCCTGCGTGACTGCATCAACTTCGGCTGCCGCTCCACCGGTGGCTACTACCGGGTGCCCGGATATGAGCGTTTCGACGGCCGGTTCCAGCCGCACGATGCTGAGTTCTTTGCGCTCGATGTCACCCTGCTTCCGGGGAAGTCGCTGGCCGTCGGGCAAACCGGGGTGTTCGGCAACGTCAATGGCACGATCAGTTTCGTTGATCCGTTCGGAAAGTATGTCGCACTAACCAAGACGACTACCACCTTTGCCAGCACCTTCGTGCCCGGCCCGATCGTGATCGGCGGTGACACCAAGGGTACGGCCGACGCCTACCACACCCAGCTCACGCTGAAAGAACTGGCCCAGAACCGGGCAGCCGCCGCCAACATCTATCGTGCTGACATTGGCGCGGTTCCCGGGTCCGGCCCGATCCGCGGTGTCGTCTTCTACAACGACGTGGCTTACGCTTTCCGGGACAATGCTGCAGGCACAGCAGAGGACATCTACAAGAGCACGGCGACTGGGTGGGTCAAGGTGGTCCTTGGTCACAAGGTTGGCTTCACCGATCTCAAGGCGAACATCGCTGAAGGTGATACGCTGACTCAGGGTACAGTGACGGCAACCATTGAACGCTGGATCATCACTTCCGGAGATGTTACATCCGGAACCAACACCGGCTACTTCGTGCTCAGCAATATCGCCGGTGGAAGTTTCACCGCTGCCGCCGCCACGGTTGGCACCGCCGCCGTCACGCTGGATGGTGCTGAACAGGCAATTACCCTGCTTCCCGGCGGCGACTACAACTTCAGCATCGGCAACTTCACCGCCCACGAGGGAACCCGGCGTATCTATGGCGCTGATGGTGTGAATGACGCCTTCGAGTTCGATGGCGAAGTCTATGTGCCGATCCCTGTCCCGGGATCACCCTTCAAGCCGAGTCTCACGCAGGTCCATGCCAACCATCTGTTTTTCGCTGTCAGCAGTTCGATCATCCACTCTGCCATTGGCAACCCCTACAACTTCGAGGTGATTCTTGGTGCCGGCGAGATCGGCACCGGCGGCCGGGTGACAGGTCTGCTCATCATGCCGGGTAACCAAGGCACGCAGGCACTGATGGTGTTCGCCCGTGATTCGACGTGGGTGCTTTACGGCACCTCGGCGCAGGACTGGAACTTCGCCAACTACAACGTCGGCATCGGCGCATGGGAAGGCACGCCGCAAAACCTGTTCGACGCTTTCGCGCTGGACGATCGCGGCGTCACGGTGATGAGGCAGACCCTGAACTACGGCAACTTTGATGCTGCCACCGTCACCTACAACATTCGCCCCTTCATCCAGAGCCAGCGCGGCTTGGCAGTATGTTCCGCTCTGAACCGCGAGAACAGCCAGTACCGGGTCTATTTCTCCACCGGCTACGGTCTCTACGTGACGACCAATCCGCAGGGTCTGGTTGGCCACGGCATTGTGCTGTTCCCGAATGTGCCGACCTGCTACTGGGACGGCGAGTATTTCACCGGCGAAACGATCTCCCTCTTCGGCGACAAGGACGGCTACGTCTATCGCAACGACGTGGGCACTAGCTTCGACGGCAAGCTGATCAACGCTTACCTGAACACCAACATCAACTCGTCCAAGAGCCCGCGCATGCGCAAGCGGTATCGCCGATGCGTGCTCGAGCTGCAGGGCAGCAACTACGTGGAGATGCGGGTCGGCTACTCATTCGAGTGGGCGAGCGAACGCATCCTGCCGCACGCCTTCGAGGATGGCAGCATCCAGTTCTCCGGCCTGTCTTTCTGGGACACCTTAATCTGGGACACCTTCTTCTGGGATGGTCGCTCGAATGATACGGTGTCGGTAGAACTTGAAGGAACAGGAGAAAATATGCAGATGATGGTGGTTCTGGATTCCGACTACATCGAGGAATTCACGATCCCCAGTGCCATCTTCCACTACACGCCGCGTCGCGGGAATCGGTGATACAATGCGCGCAACCTCTGAGCGAGACTGATCATGTCCAACGAATACTTCCAACCCGGTTCTGTACCTGCACCCAATAGTCCCGGTTCGTCGGCGGTCATGCGAACAGAGTTCGCGAGCATCGCTTCCGGGTTCGACAAGTTGCCGGTCCTCGCTGGCCATGCTGATGAGGTGGTTGCCGTCAATTCGAGTGGCACAGGTCTGGTTTCCACAGGTGCCACGTTCTCGGATTTCGTCACGTTGAACGGTGTGCAGACGATTATCAACAAGACGATCGCATGGGCTGACAACACCTTCCCGGGCTTTGGCACGGCTGCCACGAAGAACGCCAATACCACTCCGGGCACCGGTGAAGTCCCGGTCATGGTTGGGCCGAACCTGTTTGGCGCCATCGACGGTTCGCAACTGATCAACCTGAACATCAACAACATCAGTGGGATTATCCCAGTTGCCAAAGGTGGTACAGGGGCATCCGATGTCACGGGCGCACAGGCCAACTTGGGGATCAACCTCAAGGCTAACATCAACAGCCCTTCATTCACCGGCACGCCGACTGCCCCCACCCCGGGCTTTGGTGATTCCAGTGCCCGGATTGCCACAACCTTCTTCGTCACCAACGTCCTGAACACCGTCGGCGCCGTCACTCCGGGTGACGACCTGCCGCTCATGGATGGGTCGGCCAGCGCCGGCACGTCCGGCAGCTTCATCGTTTCCCGGGTGGATCACGTTCATCCGTCGGATACCAGTCGTGCGCCGGCCAGTGCTGCCACGGCTGCCGGCACCACCCTGACACCTGTTGGCGGTATCGCTGCCACCAATGTGCAAGCTGGTATTGCTGAGCTTGACACCGAGAAGGCGCCGCTGGCAAGCCCGGCATTCACCGGCACACCGACTGCCCCAACACCGGCGTTACAGGACACCAGCACCCGCATCGCCACGACAGCATGGGTGCAGACTGAACTGGCTGCCATCCCGCCGGCTGGCATGTACCCTTCCAGCGACATCCCGTTGATGAATGGTGTGGGTAACGCGGGTACAGCGGCCGAAGCGTCTCGCGGTGACCACGTTCATCCGACAGACACAACTCGAGCACCACTGGCAAGTCCAGCCTTCACCGGTAATCCGACGGCACCGACCCCGAGCGTTGGCGACAACGACACCAGTATCGCCACCACGGCGTTCGTTACCGCGGCCGATCTCGTGCTTACCGGTGACATCAATACCAAGGACGCACTGAACGTCAAGAAAACGAGCAACACCGGTTCAGCTATCCTTCCTGCAGGCACGCAGGCTCAGCGTGACGGCAGCCCGGCGATCGGTGCAATCCGCTTCTCTTCCACGCTGGTTGGGTGGGAGGGTTGGAACGGTACGAACTGGGTTCCTATTGGTGGCGGCCAGATGTTCGGTGCCGCACTGGTCAAGGGTATCTTCTACAACAACACGAACATCGCTGAGAATGTGACAGTGGTGAGTGGGACCAACGGCGGCTCGTTCGGGCCGATCACGGTGGATAACGGGTTTGCGGTGACCGTTGAAAACGGCGCTGTCTGGAGCATTGTCTGATGACTACAGTAATTTCTGGAGATACTGGGGTATCTCAATGCCAGCCGGGATCAGTTAGTGCAGATGATTTAGCTGCTGGAGTTGGGGTAATAACCAATGGTGCCCTGCAATCAGTTCCCGGCGCGGGTCTGACTGTTGGCAGTATTCCGGCCGGAGTTAGGCGGATTACTGTCGTGCTTAATGGAGTTTCTAATGACGGGTCTGGAACTTCCTTGCTCAGGTTAGGAACTTCGGGAGGACTAATCACTAGCGGATATGCTAGTGATTATGGGCGATCAGTTCATGGTTCTACTTGCTATGTGGGGCATAATACCACGGGAATTCTGCTCTCTAACAACAGTGCTGCTGAAGCTGTTTATGGTGTTGCAGAGTTTGTACTGGCTGATGCAGCTACTAATCTTTGGTTCTGTAGTTTCCAAGGTTTTGCATCAAGCACTGCCATACTCAATAGCTTTGGTTTCATTGCGCTGTCAGGTCCAGTTACTCAACTAGCTTTGCTTCCGTTCTCCGGTACATTCGACGCTGGCTCTATGTCAGTATCTTGGGAGTTCTAAGATGAGTCTTATCAAAACAACCAAGGCCCAGTTGGGTCTCTCCGTCACCCCGACCAACAATTTCACACTCGACGCCTCTGCCGACAACGGTACGATGAAGCTCGCTCGTGGCAATGCTGGTGCGACGACGCAGGACATCCTGACTGTGGATGCTGCGGGGAAGCTGGCGTTTCCAGCGCAGGGGCAAACCCTTGCGGCAAATGGATATGTCAGACTTCCCGGAGGGTTGATCGTCCAATGGGGCACTGCTGTTACATCGTCCAGTAGTGACTTTGAGGTAACCCACCCGATCCCATTCCCAACCGCTAACCTCGCCGGGTTTGTGTGTGCCGATACACCCTCCGCAGCATATGGAATGCGTTCAGCGGCCAATCTTTCAAGCACTACATTTGTGTTTAGGAACAACACTGGTGCTGGTGCTGGTGTTGGTATTACATTCAAATGGCTTGCAATAGGATACTGACATGACCGCAAAATTCACAGCATCCGCCGACGGCACCAAAGTCACCATCGGCACCGCAGCGGAAGATGCGCTGCAAATCGACGCGACGGCGAAGATCATCAAGGCGCTAGCGCCGTATGCTTTCCTACCCCTCACCAGCTACGCCAATGACTCGGAGGCTGCCGCAGGTGGGGTGCCTGTTGGTGGTCTCTACAATACGGCA